AAAATCGTTAGGAAGACATTACATAGGTTGTGAATTGAATGAAGATTATGGTAAACTAATTCAAAAGAGATTAAGTGAAAAATCTTTTGCGAGGTTAAAATTTGATGAGTGAACGCATTGAACAAACTATTCTACGCAACCTCATATATAATGAGGAATATTATCGGAAGGTAGTCCCTTTTCTAAAAGCAGAATATTATGAGACTTACCATGAAAGAATTATCTTTGAGGAGATTGCTGAGTTTGCTGCGAAGTATGACAAGATCCCTACTAAAGAAGTTCTCACAATTAATATCCAAAATAGAGCAGACCTTACAGACGAGGCATTCCAAGATTCATTACAGGGAATAAATTCCTTAACTGATGAATGGGTGGATTATGACTGGTTGTTAGATGCCACAGAAAAGTGGTGTCAAGACCGAGCTATATACTTGGCACTCATGCAATCAATCAAGATTGCTGATGGTGGAGACAAGAAGTTAGACAAGGGTGCTATCCCTAGCATCCTACAAGATGCTCTTGCTGTCTCCTTTGATGAACATATTGGACACGATTACATTGAGCAATCATCAGATAGATACGAATT